GGAAGATCCTGTGCCTGTAAAAAAGCGCATGCTAGTAGAGAAGAAGCCTACAAATATCGAAACTGCTAGCAAACTTCTTGGAAAGGTTATAAACAGAAAAAAAAATAAATGGTCCCCTCAAGCCACAATAGGTCAGTCCTTAACCTCCCAAGGACAGATTGCGAGAATAGCACAACTTATAGGACAGTCTGAAACGGACGAGGAAGCTACAGTTAAAAAAGAAATGACTTCTGTAGGTGCTATAGGAATTGGACCTTTCGGTAATAAGCCTGCAGCAGACCCTCTTAACCCTAAGAAAAAGAAACAAAGAAAAACACTTCGTAACTTCATTTCAAAATCCTTTACTTACTAATGTCAAACTTACTTAGAGACGTTTTTTCTTTTGGAGAATTACAGATTTTATCCGAAGCTAAAGGCTCACAAGCTATGAAAGTACGAGGTCTGTTTCAAGAGGCTGAAGTAAAGAATGGGAACAGAAGGATTTATGGGAAAACTTTACTCGAAAGAGAGGTTAATAAGCTTCAACCTCTTCTTTCTGAGAGACGTTTAGTAGGGGAACTAGACCACCCGAAAGATGAAGTGGTTCATCTTACTAACGCATCACACTTGATCACAGGACTTCATATGGAGGGGAATAAGGTTATTGGAGAAGCAGAAATTCTCAACACCCCTTCAGGTAAAGTTTTACATGAGCTTTTAGCCGCTGGCGTTAAGATTGGAATATCCTCCCGTGCAGTGGGAGGCCTAACGTACGATCCTGACAACGATAGCTACAATGTTAATGAAAATTTAAAATTAATTACTTGGGATATGGTATCGGATCCTTCATGCCAAGGAGCTTTCCCAGGAAAAGTAAATGAAAATATGGTTATTTCTGAAGCAACTAGAAGAGCAGCTGAAGAAATTGATAATTTGAGGTCTGAAAAGGTCTATTTGGAAGCGTTAAAGCTAATGCTTCGCAAGAAATAAAAAAAATTGTATTTTCTCATGCTAGTACTGTAGATACAAAGACGGGTAAAAATATATGCATAAAACACTTAACGATATTGTCAAACATCTTCCCGATGGAATTTCTGAATCCGGTATGGAAGAAATCGCAAAACTTGTCGAGTCTGCCATATCAGAACAGGTAGAAGACGAAGTTGGCAAACTAACCGCAAAAATAAGTGGTTATCTACGAATGCGGGTTAATGAGTTTAAAGAGTCTGCCCTCATAGAACTGGAAGAAAGTAACGATACTTTTCGCGCTGTTAGAGTGTATGAGTCTTTAAAGTCTGTTATTTCTGAAGATTTAGGGTCAAAAGATTCTGAATCTGTTGTTTCTGCATACAAAGAAGAGAATGTTAAACTTCAAGAGACTATTGAAAAATTAAATAATTCTTTGTCAAGGTCCCGTAATGAAAACCAAACACTTGAAAGTGCCGTTGGAAATCTCAAGGAAAATCTAGAAGATCTTTCTGAAATTTCTAAAGAGCCATTCAAATCATCTGAATCTGCTCTCGTTATAACTAATGAGTCTTCTTCTGCTCGCACTTCCGCTGAAGCCGAAGAAAATATGTTCCTTACAGAAGACGTAATCCGTCTCGCCCAACCCCAATAAAACAAAATAATGCTTAACGAAAATACTTCAAAAACATTATGTAACAAGTGGGCACCTATTCTCGAAGGCATTGAGGATGGGTATACAAGAGAGTGTACAGCTGTTCTTCTCGAAAACCAAGCCCGCCATGTTCTAGCTGAACAGGCGAAGTCCGGTCTTCTTGAGGAAGCAACTGCTGTCGGTCAGCTTGGTACCTTTCAAAAGTTTGCCTTTCCACTTGTTCGTCGTGTATTTCCAGAACTAATTGCCAATAAGGTAGTTGGTGTGCAACCCATGCAAGGCCCCGTATCCCAAGTGTTCTATCTTGGATATGATCGTACTGCTGACGGTACCAACAGAAATCAAGCCGTGTACGGCAAGTACCTCTTGACGTATGGTGGGATGTCTGCGTCCGCTTTAGGTGGAAATGCTAGTGGTTACAATGTTGATTTAGACAGTGATGCTCCTTCTTGGTCAACCTCCGGTCCTGCCGGTTCCGTCACCGAAGATAGAGCCTTCTCCGGTACGCTTTCTGGTACCGTTGGCAGAGAAATCGCTTCCTTCCCAAGTTCCACGTCAATTACCGGTTGGAGTACCTCCGCTGGTGAAGGTCTTGGTACTGCTGGAAACGCTAACATTCCAGAGATTAACTTCCATATTGAGCAACAGGCCGTTATCGCTCGGACTAGAAAGTTCCGCGCGTTGTGGACTATTGAAGCTGCTCAAGACCTCAAAGCATACCACAACCTTGATTTGGAGCGTGAACTTACCGATCTTCTTGGAAAGGAAGTTGCTCTTGAGATTGACCGTGAAATTCTTGAAGATTTACGGATGATTGCTTATGACGTCAGCGGTGAAATTCTTAACCCCGCTTTCAGCAGGAGTGCTTTAGATCTTGGCAACCCTAATCAATTCCCCGAAGTTGGGGGGTTCCAGGACGGTACTCAAAGCACCACCCAATGGAATTACGATCATCTTGCCTCTCTTGCTACAAAAACAGCTGGAACCAACAAGAACGTTTACTTTGTAGACTTAACCACTACTAGCATGAACCTCAGTCCACGTCACGTGGGTGAGGCCTACTCAAACCTACTGGCTACCGTAAATTTTGCTTCGCAAGATATTTACAGAACCACTTGGAGAGGTGCTGGTAACTTTATCATTACTTCCCCTCTGGTCGCTGCAATGCTTTCTTCTGCAGCTAAACTTGAAGGCGGTATTCCAGAGTCTGAAAACGGCTCTCTAGGCGCGAGCATTACATACAAAGGCCGTTGGAACGGTCAATACGAAGTGTATGTTGACCCTCTGTGGCCTGAGGATGAACTTCTTGTGGGGTACAAAGGTAGTAACCCAATGGAAGGTGGTTATATTTATTCTCCATACATTCCAATCCAAATGTTGCCTACCGTCGTCAATCCAGACGATTTCCAACCCAGAAAGGGATTGCTTACGAGATACGGAAAGACTTCTATCACTCCGGACGCTCGTTGGTATAGAGTCATTAGAATTATCGGTTCTTCCGCTAATTACTTGATTCAACCCTTCGCCCGTATCTCTGATACGATTTCGGATAACCCCGGAATGGGTAACGGTCCTACCAGCTGATCTGGTAATAATAATTAAATATAAGAAGGAGGTCCTAGTGGCCTCCTTCTTTCGTATATAAAGAGAAGGTTAAACTATGAAGTATATTAACAATTTGTCGCATCCATTACTGTTTTCCGTTAATGGCAATCTTATAACTGTAAGACCTGGAGAAGAGATTGAGTTAAACCAGATTATAAAGGTTTCTGGTATCTCCCCTGTAATAGAAACAAAGAAAGTTTCCAAACCAAAACCAGTAACACAAAAAACTAAAAAAGTAATAACAAAGAGTTAAGATCGATGCCTGGACAAGCAATAATACCTGATACTACTTACGGAGGAACATTCGCCCCTAGATTCGGTACAGGAGTATCTGTTACTGGTGTAACACAGCCAGGGGATATAGACTACGAAACTCTTAACAAGGTTAGGTTTTCTGATGTTGTAGAGTTTAATAGTTTTTATTCCATTATTAAGGATAACGTAATGTCTAGGTTAGGTTCCCCTGTTATACGTGTAGAACTTACAGACCATCAGATTTTAATTTCTATTGATGAGGCTATTTCAAAATTAGATTATCACGCTCCAAATTGGTGTACTAATTTTATGACGTTTACTACTAAAGTTAATTATAACACATATGAGCTTCCAAAGTTTGTAATGAACAACTTACAGTATGTTGTCTACAAAAAGAGCTTGTTAGGTGTTCAGATGACTCCAGGTTCTTTAGAGTTTGATTTTTTCATTAAATATTTTACCGATAATTTCTTGTTTCAGGATTTTCAAGTATCAGACTTCTTAATTCAAATAATGCATTTAGAGCAGATGAGGAAGATATTGTCTAGAGATGGAAGTTGGGACGTAGTGAATGGAAGGTATTTAATTGTATACCCAGCTCCTCAGGCCTCAGAAGAGGTTATAGTGCAATTTAGAAGTCTAGATTCTAATTCCCTGCATCCTTATTTTATTGGATGGTTACAAAGATATTCTACCGCTATCAGTAAAATTATCCTTGGAGGTATTAGGGGAAAATATGATGTTTTGCCTTCTCCTGGTGGTGGAGCTAGATTAAACGGTCAAGCTCTTTCCGAGGAAGGCACAAGAGAAAAAGAAGAGCTTGTACAAGAGCTCATATCAGAAATTGAAGAACCGCCAGCGTTTACCGTATACTAATGGCATATATTAAGAAATCTGTAGGTGCTGGAGAAAAGGATGTTAAGTTTAATCCTCCTACCCCTCCTTTAGTACATCTTACTGATGACGCTAATGATGATGGTGTTTCTAAACTAAATATGTTCGACAGGTCTAACCCAGATACTAGTTTGTTTGGGATTGTAGATGGGGAGTTGGTAAAAATAGCTGGGTCTGAGTTGGTAGTTTACAGATATATTCAAGACGATAATTTTGACGATGTCTATGATGAACATAGGTCTAAAGTTTTGTACTTACCTCCTGTTGTTATTTTTGGTCATTACGACCCGAGACCAATAGAGGAAAATTTATCTGAGTTTGGGATAGAACTTACAAACGATCAAATGTTTACATTTAATAAACAAACTGCAGAAAGGCAGTTAAGTAGACCTTTAATTCCTGGTGATATCATAAAACCTAAATTTCAAAATGCTCATTACGAAGTTTTTGAAGTACAGGAGGACAGTTTTGAATCTTATGGAGTTTTTCATTTGGTTTGTACTGCTAAGATTCTGCGTGATGCGGAGAGTTTATTGCCATGAGTCATACCCCTGATAATCAGATAGACAAAGGTACTATAAAATCTAAGGAAGATACTGTTAATTTCGGAATAGAATTGAGTCCTCCTATCCCCCACAATTTTCTAGCCATAA